ATAAAGCCATGCTTATTTTGAAAAGCACAATCTTTTTGTATGTAGTTGCTATTGCGGCTCTCGTAGCGGCGTTTGTTTATGCTTGGAAAAACAGCGAAACATTCCGAGAAGTGTTTACAAATGTATTCAACTCAGTTGCTCAAACAGTTGGTTCTGCCTTGGCTTGGATTATGACAGGACTTGGCAATCTGCTTATTGCTTTTGGCACCACAATGTCCCCCGCGACATCTTTTGGTCAAACAATGATTTCTGTATTCCAGTTCATTTATACAGCCACACTTACAGCAATCACGGGCGTAGTCAAAACTCTTATCATGCTACTTAGCGCTTTGAAATATGTAACCAGCGGACAGACAGCCTTTGGCAAGGTAGTTCGAGCAGTCCTTAACTTTGTGTTCAAAGCCTTTGCCGTGGTAGTAGGTGGCATCCTTAAGTTCATCGGCTTCTTCCTAGAGGCTCTTGGAATGTTGCTTGATACTCATGGAATTGTAGGCAAGATTATTGGAATGGTTCTTGACTTCCTTTGGAAAGCCTTTGCTACCGTAATTGGCGGAATCATTAAGTACATCGGAATGTTTATCGAATTCCTAGGTAACCTTCTTGATACAAACAACATTGTAGGTATGTTGATTGCCAAGGTTCTCGACTTCCTGATTGATGCTTTTGCCACAGTATTTGGCGGTATCTTCAAATACATTGGGATGTTTATTGGTTTCCTAGGAGAGTTATTAGATGCTAATTCTTTTGTTGGCAAAGGCATAGCAAAAGTTATTAACTTTATTACTGAAGTTTATTTTACGCTTGTAAGCAAGGTATCAGGATTTTTAGCAAAAATAGTAGGCGCGTTAGTTGATTGGGTTAAGGGCAATCGCAAGGCTCTTGATATAGCAGTAGGTTTGTTTAATACTTTTGCTGAAGGAGTTGGAAAAGCACTTGCTGTAATTCCAAATGCTTTAGCCTCTATTTTAGAAAAAATTGGTTCGTTTGTTAAAGCGGCTTCAGATAAAATTGCTCAATTCTTTAAGGATGCGGCAAACGCCGCTCGAAGCAATATCTTAACTAAATTACTTGCTGGACCGTTAGATAGTCTTTCTGAAAAATTTACAAAGATGGGTGAAAATGTTGGCGAAACTTTTAATAATTTAGCAAAGCCAATTCGTAATTTTTCTACCAGTATTACTAACGCAACAAAACAGGTGATAAGTGACACGGCGCTTAATACTTTAATAACAAAACTTGAAGCATCTGAAAATGCTTTACTGGCGGTTAGCAAGACAGCAAACACTTTAAGCGAGAAAAAGTTTGGAACTGATTTAGTTAATTTTATTTCAGGCGGATTGAAAAAAATTGGAGACACCTCTAAAAAAATTGGTGACACAATTCTTCAAGTCACTAAAGTTCCTATTGCCGAGGCGTTAGTTCAGTCTATTTCTGATGCTTTAACCAAGGTAGGTGGGTTTGCTAAGAAGGCTGGCGAAACACTTATTGAGGCTGGCGACATTAAATTAGGAACCGAGTTAGTTCAAATGCTTTCTGATGCCTCTAAGACAATCGGTGGCGCAGTAAGCAAAGTTGGAACCTTTGTAATGTCGCTTAAAGAGTTAGAAGTTGGCGACATTCTTGGCGACTTAATTGAAAATGTAGTTGATTTCGCAATCCCACAACTTGAGAAGTTAGTCAATGTTATGGAAGGACTCAAAGATGTTGAGGTCGGTAAGTTTCTTGTTGAAAACCTAAGTTCACTTAGCCTTAAGGCTGGCGAAACAATTCTTGGTTTTGCTTCAGCAATTAAATCATTTACTACTGGAGATGTTCTTGGCAAAGTTACAGATGCTTTTGGTTCTATCGCAGATGAACTTAAAAAAGGTCTTGGCTTTGGAGATGTTCTTGCGGAGGAAAGAAAACGCGCCGAAGAATTAGCGGGAATGAATGGCGCAGATGAAGATACACTTAACGAACTTCAAAACTCAGCCGACATAATGAAAAAAATTCGTGATGCGATGACTGCTGGTATTGAGTCAATGCGTGATGTACTTACAGATTTACAAGATGCGGCTAAACAGTTTGCCGATTCACTCAAAGACACCATCCTAAGTTTTGCTGGTCTCAAGGGAGTTGAGTTACCTGATGGATTTATTCCGAAGGCTAAGTCCCTTATTGAAAATATGCGGATGCGTTTGGATAAGAGCCAACAGTTCGCAAACCAAATTCTTACACTTCAGGGATTAGGACTTGATGCTAAGGCAATTCAAGATTTAGTTGAATCAGGACCAATTAAGGGCGCTCAACTTGCGGCGTCAATCCTTGGTGGCGGTGTTGAGGCTATTAGTCAAATCAATGAACTTCAAAAGCAAATTGGTTTTACTGGTGCGGCGATTGGTAAGTTCGGTTCTGAAGCGGCGTTTGGGCAACAGATTGCTAATGCTCAATTAGGTATTGCTAAAGTTACCGATGAGCAAGCACGAATTAGCGGAGTTAGCGGGAATAACATTGTTATTGAGCAAGGTGCTTTCGTAGTAAATGTTGATACAACTGGCGCACAAAACATTGATGAGAAGGCTGACATAATTACCCAAAGAATTCAAGAAACATTCGCTATATTGGCAAAGGAGTTGGCTAACAAATAATGGCTACTTACATACTTCGCCCTAACGCAAACTGGAACAACGCTTCAGCCTTTACTATCTCAGGCGGTTCAGCCTCAGTTCATGCGGCGCTTGCTGACAGTAGTGACTCAACTTTCATAACCCGTACCAGTACAACAGTTCCCGCCTCTTATGAAGCAGAGTTTGGCACACAGACTCTCGCGGCTACCGAAAAAGTTGCCTATGTAAATCTTCGAGCCAAAGCAACTATTGGAACAACTGGAAGCATTGAGTTGAGCCTTGGAGTAATTACAGACCGTAATGGTCGAACAGTCAGTTACTCAGTTCCTTTCTCTAAAGCCAACACTCTCGCTCTATCTACCCTTGATACTGCCTTAAAATTAACCAGCGCTCCAAACGGTCAGGCGTGGAGTCAAACTCTTATTGATAATCTCGTAGTTAAGTTCACAGATAACGCAACGGCTTCAGGTGACCGTGCTGGTCTCTATGAGTTGTTTGTTGATGTTGTTACAACTACGCAACCAACAGTCACCGTGACCTCTCCTACTGGCACAATCACAGATACAACATTCCCATCAGTTGTTTGGACTTATGCTGATACAGATGGTGACCCACAAAATGCTTATGAGATTAAAGTATTTGACTCAGCAACTTATGGTGGTGCTAGTTTTGACGAAGATACATCAACACCAACCGTTACAACTGGCATCGTTACATCAAGCAACAATGGTCAAACCCTTGAAGCAGACCTCGCAGATGGAACAACTTATCGAGCCTATGTCCGTGTTGCTCAATTATTGAATGGTTCTAATTACTTTAGCGACTGGGCATACAGTCAGTTCACTATTGATGTTGATGCTCCAGCAACTCCATTGATTACAGCCTTTTATGATTCTGCGGCTGGCGCCGTAACGGTAACAGTTTTTGGTAGAACTAATGCTCTATCTGTAAACCAAGCATCCCTTGAAACAAATACAACAGGATGGGAAGCGGTAACTAACTGCGCTATTGCTCGCTCAACAGCCCAAGCCTCAATCGGTAGCGCATCCCTTGAAATTACAGCAAGTTCTAACGGTGACGCAGTTGCCTCGACTACTACGGGAACTAAGTTTACAGTCACCCCCAACCAAGAGTTCTCTGCTATTGCTGACTTCAAAGCAGGTACAACGACTCGCTCATGCCAAGTAGGTATTCGTTACTTGACTACAACTGGTACAACAATCAGTACAACTTTTGGAACGGCAGTTAGCGCAACGAGTTCAGCCTTTGTTACAGCAAGCGCTACGGTACTTGCTCCGCCTACGGCAACACACGCTCAAGTATTTGTTAAGATAGTAAGCGCGGGTTCAGGCGGAGTTCATTATGTGGACAAGATTGCTTTTCACTCAGGAGATGAACCAGTCTTTACCCGCGGAGGTTTTAGTTCCTTCGTCTTTGATGTTGAACGCTCCGATGATGCCATCACATATACAGCAATTAGAAATAGTCCCGTAAGCGCTACTGCTACACAGATTGCGGAACTCAATGATTACGAAGTTCCGCTAGACAAAACTGTTACATACCGTGCGAAAGCGAGGGCTGATATTTAATGGCAACTATTTCCTCGGGGTATACAACTACCGTACCGATTCAGATTACTAACCCTGCTACTTGGTCATTCGTCGCACCTGAAAGTCCAACAATCAAAGCAGTTGGTATTGATGTCTTACAACCACTTAACTCGACGATTGTTGAATCTTATGGAGTCTTTAAGCCACTAGGCGCATCTAAGACAGTTATTGTTTCTCAATCAATCTACGGCGTAGACGGCACTTATGAGTTTGTAACGACGGGTGAAACCGAATGGGACACGCTGTACCCAGTTCTCACCTATCAAGGAACGCTTCATGTTCATGACCCACTCGGGCGCCAAAAGTATGTGCGCTTTGTAGATAGAAACTGGACGGAATCAGGAAATATCAGCGCGTTGGTTCGCCGAGTCAAGGTCACCTACTTTGAGGTTTCGGCTCCATAATGTATCCAGTCTCCGACAATTTCAAAGAGACAGTTCGGAAATCTCATTCAACCACAGTCAAGGTTGAGATTTACGATATGGCTAATGGAACTATTTTGAGTACAGCCTCGCCTATCAGCGGAGATGTAACTATTGATAACCGTCGTTCAATTCGCCGTGAATGTACTTTAGAGTTTGTTGATACAGATGGAACCCTTGTCCCAACTAATAACATTTCATCAGTTCTTTTGCCGTATAACCGCGAGGTAAAGATTT